GGTTGCCGCCATCTTCCCAAGCACCTTGCATTGCATCTTCAATCTGCTGAAGAGTCAAAGCGCGGGCTGTACCGGCAGAGATGGTGTCAGTACCATCACCAGTTGCAAACGCACCTGTTGCACCTACTGAACCGTTTGTGATCCAGCAAGACAGTGATGCTGATTTGCGAGGGTCTGAACCATCACGAGCAACGTCTGTGTCACCGATTGATTTTTCGATGTCACGGCGAAGTTCCAATGATTTCAGTACCTTCTGGTATGCCAGTTCACGGTCACGACCAGCTTTCTCGACTGCATCAAGTGTCTTTGATACAGCGACTGCTGCTACTGAAATCTGGTGGTAGTTGCCCAGACGAGTAGTAGCTGTTGGTGTGCCGATGCTGGCGTCTGCGCCCTCATTGACGTAGTTGGTGCCTGATGCGGCAGCCAATTCTTGAACCTGCCACTCAGTGAAGATACCGTTTGAGGTTTCTTTTTTGAGTGCGGAAAAGATTGGTGTCTCATCTGGGTCGATGCGATAAATCACATCTGCTAGCTGCTCTTTTTCTCCGACAGCGAGAGTAGTTGTGAATGTGGCCATTTTGAAAACTCCTTCTAAGTTTTATTGCCCATCAAGTATGATACGGCTGCATCTACAGAACGCTCTTTATTGAGCCTGCTTATAGCTTGCTGCCGTGAACGACTAGCATCTTGGTTTTTAGTCCGTGGCTGACCAGCTTTAGCCATTCTAGGAGCTTGTTTCGTGCGTTTTTTAGCCGTAGGTTTCTTCTTCTGAAGATTATCCCACTGCATCGCCTTATAGAGAAGTTCTATTGCTCGTGCATCTGTTGCACTAGCTACCTCCTCTTCGCTGAACCCAATATTACGAGCATAGTTAATCACACTAATACGCTCTTCATTTCGGCGTTCATCGTTCTTCCAAGCAGGAATACGTTCCAGCATTTCTGACTTTTGAGCAGACAAATGTTTCTTCAACATTTCTTCCTGTTCAGCGGCCTGCTGTTGAGCAACGTATTGACGCTCTTGCTCCACTTTTGCGAGGTTAGTCATACGGCTATCGTACTCTGCTCTAATCGCGTTGTACTCTTCCGCTGTAACCTCTCTTGCTAACGAGACCCAATCAGGTTCCTGTGGAATTGTCTGACTGATCTGCTGTGCCACAACTTCAAGTTGCTGCGCGTAGTAATCACGAGCTTGCTTTGCTTCGGCTGCTTCTTTCTCAGCAGCTTTACGCATTTCAGCCGCTTCTTGGCTACGCTTGGTAAAAGCCTTTTGTCGTTGATAACCCTGTAGGGCTTCGTCAAGGCTGACCTCTAACTCTTCGCCGTCTACTCTGACTTTGTAAAGTTCTTGCTGAGGTTCCTCTTCGTTGTCCTCGTAGTCATCATCTTCATCAGACTCCTCGACTTCATCAACATCGTCCTCATCATCTTCGTAGGATTCAGCGTCTTCCTGAGTGTCCTCTTCAATGATTTGGTCTTCTGTCTCCATCGGTTCGGAAGCATTTGCTTCCTGTCGCTCTTCTTCAACCTTGTCCGGCTCGGGGGTGTTCAGAAGGCTAATTGCATCATTAACTGAAATATTGCCGGTTCCTTGCGGATTGTCGGACATAACTTAAATCCTTTTCTCAAATTGTTGGCGGCGTGACAACTCATCTAAAGTTGCCTTTGCCATCTTTCCGTCTTCAACTACCTTATGGATATAGCCCTTCAGTGCCTCTAAATTCTGACATAACATATACAAGCTTTCTCGTGCATCACTATCTTTCAATGAGCTTTGCTTCCAAGCCTGCATAAATTCGTTTTCTAAATACTCAAAGCTTTCAATGAATATTTCGTTTCTAAGTACGGCTTCAGCTTTGTCAGCCCTAGCCATATCTTGTCTAGCTTTTCCTTCATTCATCCTAGTAGCGTGTATCCTGTCAAATCATATGGGTCTGAGTAATACTCTGGCCGTGTGGCCGTTCCCATTCTAAATGCCTTGTTAGCAGAGGCAAAGTCAAATGGCTGGCCACCAGCTTGTAGCAATCCTGTAGGAGCTTGGTCAAGCATCCCCATACGAGCATATGCGCCGGGGGCAAATGTTGTGCCTACTGCACCTGCTGCTGCACTACCGCCTGTGTCTAGGCGACAAGCCTGCAAGTCCTCGTCAAACATATAGCCTTCATCGCATTGGCCTGTTACAGGGTTTACTGGCTTTGTAGGCTCTGGGCCGCCATCTCTACCGCCTTCGTCATATCCTGTGCCTTCAACACCCTCTACTGGCGTACCTGTGTAAACTTCGCCGAATATACCTTCGTTAAATACACCTTTTAAATTTCCTGCGGAATCAAAAACAGGACGTCCACCATCCTTTAGTCCATCTTCTATTTGCTTAGTAGAGAACCCACCTATTGCTCCGAAAATTCCTCCCATAAGACCCGGAAGACCATATCCTTCTTTTGCTCTTTCCATTTTTCCCGGAATTTGCCCCAAAGCAATATCTTTGAATGCGCTCAATGTTCTAGGATCAGCAAAGTAATTAGAGCGTATAGGAACGCCTCCTGTAGAGCCTGTCTTTAAAAAATTCATAAGACTACCGCCAACATTACCGGCTGAATATAGTTCCGGCCCCATAATGCTTGCATAATCAATATAGCTTTGTGCAACCTGTTGAGCTAAACGCTGTTGTTCTGCGTTAGCCATTGCATTTGCAACGCCGGGGCCAAATAGTTGTGTGTAATCAGTTCTTCCTTCGCCCGGCCTTAAACCAGCAGCTACTGCTCTATTATGAGCGTCTACCCTATCTCTCGCCGCTTGACCTGCTGCTCTTTCAGCAGCCGTAAACCCACCGGAATCTACCCCACCGTCGAAGTCGCCACCATCACTGCTACCTCCACCGGGGCCGCCTGCGGTTCCGGCATCGTCACCGCCGATACCGCCGCCGACTGAGCCTCCTACATCATCATCACCATCATCTTCAGCAAACGCAGGAATACCCATAGGGCCAGCTTCGCCGGTTCCACCATTAGCCATCAAAAGCTGCGCTTCTTCGGGCGTGATGTAGGCCAGTAGGTGATCTTGCCCACGGATTTCTACGCGGCGTGGTGGATTTTGATCTTGCATCTTTTTACGTTTCGCCATCGTTACACCCTCGGCAAGTTAGTTGAAATCTGTGAGTCTGTTACAGCCTTTGCTACACGAAGCTCTGCCTCTGCTTGCAACTCTTGACGCCGTAGCTCCATCTCCATAGTCATCTTTTCACGCTGTAGCTGTAGGTCTTGCTGCATCTTCTCACGCTGCAAAGCAATATTTGCCTCAGCTTTTTGCTGGTCAAGTGCTTGTTGTGCCTGTGCTTTCTGCTGCTCAAGCTGCAACAACTGCTGCATCTGCATTTGCTCTGGAGATGGCTGTGGTGGCTGTTGAGCCTGCTGCTGCTCAGACATCATAATCTGCTGAGAGTTGTTGAAGAACTGGTCAGCGTCCTTAAAGCCGCCAATCTCAGCAATGCTACGAAGTGTATTAACGTACTGAGACATTGAAACAACAGGATTGTTCGGCCCTAGCTGTTGAAGGATTTGCTCTTGCTTTGTAGCAATCTGCGTCAAGAACGCAATCTTCTGCTCATCATCAGCCGTTCCAAGCCCAACCTGCACAACAACGTCATACTCGCTAGTCCACTCACGCGGATCAATCGGCACAAAGTTGTTACGCAAACGCACAATGCGAGGCTTGTTATCGTACTTAGTAACCAAGTGCAAAATGCCCTTGAACAAGTCCTTAACACCTGTCTCAGCCATAGTACGAGCATAGCTCTCTAGCTTGACCTGTGCGCCTCGTACAGTCGCGCTAATAGCACTAGCTGTCGTAGACTGCAACGCATTGGCATCCAAGCCCTGCGATGCCTTGCTCATACCTGTGCGCTGCTCTTTGATGTTGTCGAGATAATCCATCAAAGGCCGGATTTCACCGCCTACAGGGGTGCCAGTAATGGCTTGCACCATACCGGGCTGACGAGCGCGAATAATACCGCCAGCAGTACCCTCAAGCAGATCGTCAAGATTAACCTGCCCCTCAACAGCAACCATCCGTGGCAGTGTGCTTGTGTAAACGCTGTCAAGATACTGGCGCATCAATGTAGACTTGATGACCTGCAAATCCTCAGTCATATCGTAAATGCTACGGCCAATAAGGCGGTGAGGCATCAAGATCGGGCTAACAACGGCAAACGGAACGTGGTCAAACGGCTCGTTATGCAGGATGTGCGATCCACCGTCACCGATAGCACATACACGGCGGCGTTCAGCAATGCCGTCACCGTCATAATCAACCTTCATAATGCACTCGTAGTAAACCACTTCGCGCAATGTAGGATCAGCGGCATCTGTGCCTGTATTTGCTTCTAGGTCTTGGAAACGATTAACACGCTCTTCATCAACATCTAGGTCGGCAGTGCCTGCGTGTGCCTCTACCTCATCGCGGTCATAGCCCATTGCTACGAGGTCTGAAACTGTCATTGTTGTGCGGTGAGCTACAAAGTAAGCGTCTTCTAAGCTAGTAGCACGGCGATTAACCAGAAACTCTTCTGGCGGTACGTTTATGACTTTAATCTTGCCCTTACGCTCTGTGACACGGACTGACAAGTCATAAGAACTTTCAAGAGGAACCACCGTTCCATCTTCTTCCATATACGAATTAAGCACGGTTTCTTGCTGCTCAACCACATCAATGTCTGGGTTAGACAAGAGTGCAGCCAGTTCATTCTCATCAAGTCCGTTATATTCTTCCTCAGTGACATTCTCTTCTTCCTCATAAAAATACTTCACAACGCCAAGACGGAATAGCAACGCATCTTTGAACCAATTATACAGTATTTTGTAGCCTTCATTATCGTGGTTGATAATGTAGTTTACATAGTCACTTACCTGCTCTGCACGTTCTACGTCCTCTGCTGTGCGAGGGCTAAAGCGTACATACTTGTCGTTTGCTGTAAACACACGCATTAGGTTCGGCATAATAGCCTCTACCGTATCTGCTACCTCTGTGCTTACGACTGATGAGCGTCCAGTAACCTCGTTACCGAATGGCTCACCCATATAGAAGTCCATAGCGCGGATACGCTGCTGAGAAAACTCACTGTCGAAATGATTAAGAGAATCAGTAATTTCCGAAGAAACAATGCTATTAAGTCTGTAGTCATCCATTTTTGGCATTTTTATTTTCCTTCGGCTTTGATTGCCCATACATACAGCAACTAGATTTCTTGCACATCTTCCTTGCTACACACCCGGAACAAGTCTCGAAACTTGACTCTGACAAAACCTTTGCAGATGCAGAAACAGAAGCCTTGGCTTTTGCCGTGGCTTCCTTGCTTAGTTCCTGTGGCCGCCGGGGTACAGGTGGCCTTCTCATAACTCGCGTAAACATTACTTGTCGCTTGCGTAATTTCCTGTCATCACCATCTTTCCGTTTTTAACCGTGTATGGAGACTTTGATGCAGCTTCGCGCCTGTCGCCAATCTTAGGCTTTGGCAATGGAATGGTGGTGCCTTTAGGTGTCTTGCCGTAGTTCATTTCTTTTTAGCCTTCTTTTTGAAAGTTTGCTTGATTGCGCCAGTCATACCAATTCCAGTGCTGGTCATAACCGGCACAGACTTTGGTTCCTGCATAATAACAGGCTTTGCGTCCTTTTTATAGGCTATACAACGTGCCTGTGCTTGGCACCGGCTAGGATACGGACATTTATCACAAATACTCATACTATTTCCTTTTCTTGCCACTAGCCGTTACCGACCAGTTCACACGTTCTGGGCCTGTCTTCTTTTTGGCCTCTTGCTTGCTAATACGACCTGCAACCTTTGCTGGCCTACAAGCAGGGTATCCACGCTTTTCGCCTTTCTGGCGTCCACAGGGCTTCCCTGTGTTTACGTCAACCCATTTATCTTTGAACCATTTACCTAGTCCGGCCTGCGCTGGCATTATGCTTTCCCCACACGATTGTCTGAGCCGCCCCACTTGCCGCCCTTGTCCTTGTACCACTTAGCAGCGTAGGCGTTAGCGTAAGCAGAAGGATATACCTTGTACTTACGCTTCGCCGCTGCTTTGGCTTTTGACCAAAGCGCAGGATCTTTTGGCTTACTTGCCGCCACAATACTTACCAGTTACTTGCTTTGATGACTTTTTCATTTTACCCATTACCATTTCACCTTATCTGCCCAATATGCTGCTGAACATCTGCCCTTCGCAATATTCTTGGCGTGTCTTGCCTTAAAGGATTTACGCCGGGCTTTTTCTGACGCTGTGCTTGGGCTTTTACCAGCACCAGAAACTCCTTGCTGTCCAAAACGAATAGTTTTTACGCTGCCATCCTCACATTTAGCAACAACAACGTGGCTTTTGGTAGGGTGGCTTGGAGTGCGCTTGGGCTTATTATAGCCGGATACGCCAATTCTTTCTAGTCGGGGGTCTTTAGGCATCGTACTCAACCTCGTGTATCCGTGACGTTCTCATCATACTCTGTATCTCCTCTGCGGATATACCAGCGCGAAGACCAGCACTAACAGCCATACTCATACAGGCATCCATAACGTGTTTCCAGTTTGCCTCTGATGTCACCAAAAGACCAGCAATGTGCATCTCTAACATCGTGTTGATGGCCTCGACCATCTCCATATACTCTTCTTCAGTCTCCTCAAGCTCAAGATCAACGTCAATCTCCTTGCTCGGAAACTTTACGATGTTGTCAGTCATACTACCCATCCTGTGTTTGTTTTTAGACTGCGCTTGCTACTATACCCTCTGGAATAGCCTCCAGCAATCGCACCATTTTCAGCAAAGCTCAAGACAAAAGCATCTGCTACGTCCGGGCTTCTTTGCCCTCTGCGCTTCATCTCGTCCTTGCTCTCGACCTTCAGCTTACCATTAGAGAGGTATTTATACCTAATCCCGGTGATTTCCTGTATTAGCGTGGCATCATTCGGTATATGGCAATCCCTTGCCTCAAACCACTCACGAGCATTCCAGAACAATTCATCACGCAGTCGGTTAAACCTGTCCTTCAAGCTGGCAGTTTCCGACACTGATATCGCCACGGCAGGCAAATCAAGCTCTCTTAACCTGTCAGCGAGGCCAGCACCAATGCCAATAGCATCAATATAAATGCTTTGAGGGCGTAACCGGTAGTTGCAAGCCTCATACTCAGACAGAACGATACCAGCCATCTCCATAATATCTCGGCCTTGATACGTCTTAATTGGCTCCATAAGCACGTTACCTTGCCTTTTAGCAATCGCGCTACGGTCACCACCAAATCTTGCAACGTCTACTCCCCATACAACCGGCGCAGTGGGTGAGGCTTCGACTTCTCTCTTAGTTGCTTCTTCAACCAAATATAGTGGCAATAACACATCATCTGATTGCGTAGGAAACTGACCAAGGACACGAACCCTGTAAACATTAGACTCTTCACCGTATTTGTCCTTCATCTCCTCAAGAAACTGCTCAGAAACCGTGGTTGCCTCGTGACAACTCACCGTCATCGTGTGCCAACGCTCACGCTGAGAATGGTGACTATCAAAGAAAAAACCTTCAGATCGGGTGGGGTTCCCGCACATAACCGTCTTCGCACCGGCTGTAGACATCGCGCCCTCACCGACTTGAAACACAACATCCGGTATACCCGATGCCTCTTCACACAAGAATAACATATTCTCTGAGTGAAATCCTTGCAACGCTTCCGGGTTCTCCCTGCGACTTGTTCGCGCAACTGCAAAACTGTCACTAGCCCCCTTGAGACTAATCTTGTCGCTCTTGAACTCCAGCAACTGCTTGAACCCCTCTGGCAGCTTCCTTGCCCATTTGTCGATCTCAGTCCATAACACATCACTCAACTGATGCGCCGTGTTCGCCGTTACAGCCACCTTGCACGGATAATGCGTTACAAGCCACCACAGAACTAGCCAACTCTGAAACGCCGTTTTGCCGACACCGTGACCAGAAGCAATGCTAACCTTGTCGTGACTTGCGACCGCCCTAAGAGCCTCGGCTTGCCACGGCTGGGGTTTTGCATTGAGAATGCTGGTGACGAATAAAACAGGGTCATTGTGCAACTGAACAAGCAGGTCGGTGTTCTCAGTCTTTTTCAACTTCAACAGCCTCCGCATCAATGGTGTTGTCCTCTAGCCGCTGACGCTCTATCTGCGCCGCTGCCAGCTTCAACTCGTCAACAAAGCTCACAACCTTATGCTCGTGTTCGACCTTCTGGTTCTCGCCGTAAAACTTCGGGTACAGTTTCGCTGCTCGCCACTTGTAAGTATCAATGACAACTCTCGCCTGCTGGGCGTCAAGCTCTCCATACTTCATAAGCTCAATAGCATCGTCAATATCATCGTCAATCTTCTGAGCGCGAAGCTCCATAGCGACCTTGTACTGGTCGCGGAAATCAGCGTCGTCGCGCAGCCACTTGCTAATCGTCATAAACGTAGGGATTTGCTTGTGAGTGCAAGCCTTCCTGGCAGACATACCGTCAGAAACAAGCTCGATGAACTTCTTCTTGCCACGGTCTATCTCTTTGGGGTCA